CCCAGTGGCTGTTCTAACACGGTGGTTGACAACACCCTCATCCTCTACACAGTATTGTCATATTGCTGGATTCGACTCGTCGATGACAGTTATGTGAATTTTGAGTCTTTGACTTCCAAAGCACTCTATGGTGACGACAACACATTCACCGTTTGTGAAAGTGTCATTGATCGATTCAATGGCCGCAACATTCGGCGCGTCGCTTTTGAGTTGGGCATAACGGTGAAGGACATAAACCTCGATCCGAGGCCGGTGTATGAATTGGATTTCCTTAAGAAGAGATTCATAAAGCTAGATAATGGTGATATGGTGTTCGCGCCTATCAACCCTTGGAAGCTTATTTCTACCCTCCTGATCCGTTCGGTGGACGATTCTATTGTCCACAGGCTTTCGCGCGCTTGCGTGATCCGACAACTTTTATATTTTACTCCCCACTTCGACCTTGTCGACAAGTGGTGTTTAGATTTAATTAGTCAAGGTGATCTCATCGCCATCGATGATACTGGTTTTATCAATGCGAAAGCTCAATACCTCCCAATTCGAATGTTGTTTTCATCATACGTACGTCCTATGGAAGCAGACAAGATAAGAACACTCGGTCCCGTCGGGGATTTAGAAATTTTTAATCCAATGTCTTCCAACAAACAACAACCATCAACAAGCAAGGCTGCTAAGCGTAAAGCTAAAAGAGACCAACGTAAGAGTCGTTCTCTAGAAGCAGGTATTGCAGTTAATGTAACCAGAGCCCTACCCTCTTTTGTTGCTCTCATTCAACCGAATGCGAATGGCATAGTGGAGATCTCCCCTAACTCATTCCCTACACTCGTGGTATCCCGTGCTTCTTGGAGGTATTCGACACTGTCGGCTACCGTCAAGCGCATGGACGATTTGCCAGGGATCGTGAGTCTCAGCTGCAATAACCACGTTGTTAATGTCGCTAAGGGAGATGATTCACCAATGGTTTTACTCAAACCTGGAAGATACGTTGCACCTAATGCACCATGCGCACTTATTACGACAACCTGTGTCCCGCAAGGCCAGGCCAGTCCAACTTTTCGTGTCGAGGTACGCCTCGTCGTGCAGCAAAGTGACTTCCCACCGAG